AACTACCTCATACATAACGCAAAACGTTATTAGAAATAAAATTGTGATGACTGGTAAATACATTGATGATTCAATATCACAAAATTGGGGATTTCTTGAAAAGAGGCGTGAGGCTTTGAAAAAAGAGGTGAATGAAGTTGATGAAACTACTGCTACAGAAACCAAGGAAGTAAAAACGGATAAAGCTAAAATACCCAAAGGAAAAGAAGTAAAAACGGATGCTGATGTAGAGGGTACTGGTTTGCACCAATTGGAGAAAAAAAAGAAGGCTTTAGACATACAGAAGATAACCGAGGAGATTGAAATATTAAAAGTAAAGAAGGATAAGCTGCACGGGGTAGTAATACCTACTGAGCTAGTAAAATTGGTAATGAGCCAGTTCTCTGCCTCTATTGCTACAAGTTTTAAAAATGGTGCTGAGAATTGGTTGATTGAAATAAGTAAAATTGCTGGTTTGAATAGAACCCAAGTAGCTGAAGCCAGAGGCAAGCTGATAAAAGTAATTAACAACTCTGTAAATGAGGCCGTGGATAACAGCAAAAAAATGGTGGCACAAATACAGGCCGAGCATACAGAGAAAAGAGAAGTTGGAGAAAAAGAATAAACAAAAAAAATATGGCACAAAACTCAAGCATACAATGGACTGATCACACTTGGAATATTGCAGTTGGTTGCACCAAAGTGGATGAAGATTGCAAGTACTGCTATATGTACAGGCAAAGTTTAGATAATACTAGGTATAATCCTAAAGTAGTTCGTAAAACAAAAACTATATTCAATTTGCCATTAAAGATAAAAGAGCCTTCCAAAATATTTGTAAGCTCATTAACGTATTGAGGTTTTGTGTCTGTGCCTAAATCCGAAAAACAGATGTTAAAATTCACTCTAAACTTTAATAAAAAAATGGTACAAAAAAAATCGTCAACAGGCATAGCACAAAACCCATTGTTAGTTGCCGTTCATTCTCCAAGTAGGTCAGACTTAAAAAATGTGGTTAAGTGTACAAGATGCAAAAATAAACATACAATTGGTGAAAGGGTTTGCAAGCGGTCTGACCCTGTATATCTTATATGGATTGAGGTTTGTCCCAGGTGTGCTTGTAAAAGCTATTATGCAAATGGCAACTAACGTTTCTCGGCTTGCCGTCAGGGCGGGCTTTTAACCACAAAACTTGAATAGAATTACTAACTTTTAAATAACAACAAAATGTCAAACGAAGAACTGAAACCCGCCTTGCGGCAAACCGATGTTATCGGCTGTTTTTCTTTGGAACGTGAAGAACTTAACCCATTTGTCAAGCCTTCCAATAAGCACGGCAATAATGGGTACAACACTTATCAATCAGGAAGAAAGCCAAGCCGTTGGAAGGAAGTGAAGTTTATTGAAAATGTTACCAAAGACTTTGCTATAAATATCTGGTCAGGATATGCTAATGAAAACGGCTGGCGTATTGTAGATTGGAATAATGGCGAAATTGTCGCTGGTGGTCGAAGTCGGTTTTAAAATAGCCGATAACGGTTTGTATTGGCGAAGAAGCGGACTTTTACCACTGAACTTGATACGAAGCACAATTGCCAAACCTACTACAAATGTTCATACGAAGCACTAAACCCGCTTTTTTGCCAATACTTTGTTAGTGGCTGATGCGGATTTTTAGCACTATTTTTTAAATAAGTGAAAATAAATTTGTTTTGTATTGTTTTTGTATATACATTTGCATTACAATAATTAAGGAATAAAATGAATTGGATTTCATTTACAACAGAAACAGGACTTAAAGCAAAGTATCAAGTCAGTGGCGAAGATTTGAGAAATGATGTGAAAATTAAAATAGTAACATCAATGCCAAGAAGCTATTATTATTCAGCTTTAAACGAAGCTGAGGCATATTATGATGAAATAATTTTACCAACCTTAAATACAAAACAAAATGGCACAAACAAGATTAACTGATTATCCAAAAGATACTATTTTGGAAATAGTTGAAACTACATTCCATGATTATCCATTAGGAACAAAAGTAAAAGTAATTAATAGTGATTGGCACTCATACCACGTTGTAAATATTACAGATATTGGTAAAGATAAAAGATGGTGGTGGGTTAACGAAAATCAAGTAAAACCAATTAATTAATGGAAAAGAAAAAACGAGATGTAAGCCTCCCTAAAAGGTTTAATTCAGAAGATATTAAGAACTGGCAAGAACAAGCTAATTTAACTACTGGTGGTAATCTTACCTTGTTGATGGAAAACACTTTGAATAATGCTGTAAAAAAGCAGAATGTCAAATCGAAGCAGTAACGTAGCATTTGCCACTAACGGACGGGTATTTGCGCTCGTTTTAATGGCGCAAATACTGTGTTACCAGTAGTAGCGGTTGATTAAGATAAAACTAAATTAGAAACGAAAATAAAATAGCAATTATGGCACAGATACACGATGATTTTGAAAAGGCGATACTGCAATGCCGATTTAAAAAAGATTACAACAAGCAGTACGATTACCAAATGTATGATGGCACTTGGTTTTATAAACTAAATTTTGAAGGGTACGCTTATGTGCTTTACAAAGAGATAAATATTTATGTAAAACCACTTATGTGCCTTTTCAAAATATACAACAAATTTGCAAAAGGAACGGCACAAATAGGATTGCATTACGCTGTGCCTATTGCACACTTTAGAGAACCGCAAAAGCTAATTGACATAATTGCTATTTTAACCGATAAACTTGATGAGAAGGATTAACGTAGCTATTACTGGTAACTATTATATATACGCAACACCATATAACTATTTAAAAACCAAACAATTAAATTATGAATATCGGAAAGTATGTTGAATTGTATTCCAATGATTTAAAGTTGAAAAACTATAGTGATAATACTATAGAAAATTATTGTTCACAGGTTGCTATATTTTTGAAAGATCATGAAAAAGTGGCGACAAAGCCTTCTGAGATTTCGGAAACTTTAATTAAAGAATGGCTAATGAAAGCTAAAACTATCAATAGTAGAAAGCACCGAATCAGTGCTGTGAAGCTTTTTTACAAACTTACTGGTAAACAGCCTTTGAAGTTTAAATATATAGAATATCCTAAGGCTGACAAAAAACTACCTATAGTACTTTCTGTAGAGGAAATACAACGTATGTTTTCAGTTTGCGAAAATTTGAAACATAAAGTTATAATGGCTTTGCTTTATTCTGCAGGTTTACGGGTTTCTGAATTGATTAACTTAAAATGGGAACATATTGATCGTTCACGAATGATTATCAATATTATTCAAGCTAAAGGGAAGAAAGATAGACAAGTTATGCTTTCCGAGTCGCTTATTCCTTTGCTTACTGATTATTACAAAGCTTATAAAAGCAAAGTATATGTTTTAAATGGGCAGTTTTCAGAGCAATACAGTAAAAAAAGTGTGGGTGAAGTAGTGAAGAGTTTGGCTAAAAAAGCAAAGATAAATAAGCGAGTGTATACACACTTGATGCGCCATTGCAGTTTTACACATATGGTAGAAAATGGAACAGATGTTAATTTGATTCAACGATTGGCTGGGCATGCATCTGTAAAAACGACTGCCATCTACACCCACATTAGCCACAACCTTATAAGTAAAATTAATTCTCCATTGGCTAATATTAAATTATAAATGGTAACCACCGACTACACCTACCAAATCAGCGAACTTTTTGAAGCAGCACGGTTTCAGCTTTCTGATACTTTGCCTTCGGAGTGGGGCGAACAAAACCGTTTGATGACTCCTGATGTTTCGCCTCTTCCTGGTAAGTTGAGTTATAGAAATTCACCCTATACCCGTGACATTGTAGATTGTTTGGCACCGAGCAACCCTGCCCGAATTATTGCTGTGATGAAAGGAGCTCAGATTGGGTTTTCTACTACGGTAATTGAGACGGGTATTGGTTGGATTATGTCTCAAAACCCTGGTAATATTATGTTTTTAGTTGGGCATGATGATTTGGTAGAGGAAGCCATAGCCAAAGTAGATCGGATGATTGATAATACTGGCATTCGTAAGCTGATAAAACCGACTATTCAACGGAAAAAAAACATGAAAACGGGTGATACTAACCGTTCAAAAGAATTTCCTAATGGTAGTTTGGTGTCTGGTACGCCTTCTAATCACAAGCTTTTGAGAAATAGATCGATTCAATATGGGTTTATAGATGACTTTGAAGCTGCAAAGAATAGCAGTAAACAATCGGGTTCAACGGCTGAAATGATAGAGCAAAGGTTTGCAGCTTATGTAAAAAAAATGAAATTGTATTACATTTCTACCCCTGAATTAAAACAAGGCTCTAATATAGAGCCTCAATATTTGCTTGGAGACCAGCGAAAATACCATATTCCATGCCCTTGTTGTGGTGAATTGATCAATATTGAATGGTCTATTAAGCGTGAAGGCACGGAAGAAATGGCGGGTATTACTTGGAAATTGACCGATGAAAATGAGTTGATAAGCGGTTCAGTAGGTTATATCTGCCAAAAATGTGGCGGTTTCTTTGACGATAAACAGAAAGATAAGCTTTTACTGGCTGGTGAATGGATTCCTACAGCCAAACCGAGTCAGGAAGGGTTTGTTTCCTTTCATATTTCTAGCTTGTACGCACCTAGCTATATGTACGATTGGGAGCATTATGTGAGGAAGTATTTACAGGCGTGTCCCGTAGGCCAAAAGCGAAATGAAAAGCTTTGGAAGACGTTTAAGAACCTGGTACTTGGTGAAACCTATGAAGACCAAGGCGAAGATATTAAGGCCAATGATTTGCAGCGCAATATTAGGCCGTATGAGATTAATATAGTTCCTGAAAAATTGAGTATTAAAGACGGCAATGGCAAAATAGTGATGCTAACCTGTGCAGCAGATATGAATGGGGTGGTTGAAGATGCCCGTTTAGATTATGAGGTGGTGGCGTGGTCGGAAAGTGGTAGCTCTTATTCTATTGTACATGGATCAATAGGTACATTTATTCCCCGTGAAAATACCATTAAAAATAAGGTTGATAGGGAGCGATTTACCTACGAACACGGCAAAGCAAACAGCGTATGGCCACTATTTACCCGTGTAATTGACCAAATATTTGATGTAGATACGGGTAGGCGCATGAAAATAAGCATTACAGGGCTTGATACGGGGCATTATACCACCAGTTATGCCTACCCTTTTATTGATAATACTAATCACACAGTGGTTGGTCTTAAGGGTAAAGACGAGAATAAATACATTAAATTTGGGGTAGATATACCCAATTTTCATGTTGCAAAGGAAAGAGCAAACCTTTATACCGTAGAAGTAAACCAGTTGAAAGACAATTTGGCTGAGTTGATACGCCTTAAGTATGATGAACGCATAGATGATTTTCAGCCTATTGGGTTTATGAATTTCCCCACGCCTTCGCAAGGATTGTATTTGCTGAATAACTATTTTAGCCATTACGAAGCGGAACAAAGGATAGTAGAAGAATCGAAAGACGGGCAAGGCATAGCTAGTAGGTGGCAAAAGAAAAATACAATAGTGCAAAATCACTTTTTTGATTGCCGAATTTATAATATGGTGCTACGTGATATTACCGTTTGGCTTTTTTGTAAATTTTTAAAGATGCAAAAATTGAC